AAAGCCATTAATCTTACCAGCAGCAGCGTTTCTATCTTCCGAATTCATCAAGTCAATCTTTTGTTTGAGAAGACGAAGCGTTTGATTGCTATCCTGTAGAATACCACTAAGTGGAGACTCGATAATAGCGATATCATCTTTCTTCAAAGATTGCTCGAATTCTAATCCAGTGTCCTCGTTGTAATATCGCACCTTTACACAGTCAGTGAACCATTGTGTGATTTTACCTACACGAACAGACTCCACGTCAAATGTCTTTTCTCCGTCCATGATTTTATCAGTGACAGTTGGTACGATAGCAATAACACCTTCATCAAGTAAAGACCAGACCAAATCAATAATGAAGGCACGTCCAGTTTGGTCGATGTTAGCTTTGTAAGTCAAGCAGTCAATCAAACCAGATTTAATTTCATTTTGATTCTTACTAACAGGGTCAATCTTCAAGTGTTTGAATTCAACTGTAGATGCATCAATAGCAATACGGTTGATAATAGATTTAATCAAGTCACTACCATAAGAGGTGTTCATTGATTGAATGTACGCAGGAGAATGATATGTCGAAATCGATTGCCAATTGGAACCAGGTTCGACTGTGAAACTACCATTACCCATCGCGTTCGCAGACTCGTACGTTTTGTACGAATGTAGCAAAGTCGACATATGTTCACCTTTCTACATAAACATCTCTCTATTACGAGTCATCGCAACCCAGGCGTCCATAAGAGCGGCCACGTTATCGATTTTCTCATCAGAGCGACGTTTATCCAATTTATAGTTACCATTGTTATCCTGTAAAGCTACAGAATTACCCATGGCAAATTTCATCAGCTCTTCGTCGAATATCAACTGTCGAGCCTCAGCAAGTGCTTTGATTTCACCCAACGGTACAGACTCGGTCTTAACACCTTGTCGTACTGTTTCAACACCATACTCGCCGTTTTCCATACACCAGCGGTCAACGAAAGCTCCAGCATTGTAAGGGTCAAACCCGAATGACAGAATAGCCCAGTCGTGTTCATGAATATAATCACGCACGTCCTCGTAGACTGCCACCCAATCCAAGAGAGAGCCAGGCATAATTACCAAAGTACCCTCTTGTTGTAATTCGTCGTATTTATGTCTTGTGGCAGAAGGGAGTTTCTGATACTTAGACTCGGATACATAAGACCTTGTCTTGATACCAAACCGCTCTCCACCCAAAGGAAATACCCAAGTAAATGCCCAGAAGTCGTCCCCTTGTGATGCATCCATACCCATAGAACATGGCAGTTTGTCATAGTTCTGATAAGGGTGTCTTTGGATTTCATCGTAAGTAAAGAAGTAAGTATAACCTTCAACTGGTATACCAAAACGCTTAGCAAGAATATCATTCCTTGTAGCAGGGTTGGCTTCTGCACGTTTTACGTCACGCATGTAAGCGTCATAGGACACAGTTACTCCAATATTAGGACTGGCTTTAACCCAGGCAGAAGGGTCGTTCACTTCATTCAAGTCATCTAGACGATAATACCAGATTGATGTATGAGGGTCTTCGTATTCACCTCGTAGGATTTTCAACAATTCCATTTTGATTGAGTCACCTACGGAGTCACGAACTGTACCCTCGGAGGATACTGCCAAGATAATGTAATCGTCTACACCACCTTTGGCTGCTGATTGTTCCAGTGCACCGATAACGTCCTCCTTAACATCACCAGAGAGCCACTCATCGACAGTACAATATTTAGCACGCGAACCTTGTAGTTTATCGATACGCATTGGACGAATCTCAACGTAAGAATTGGTAATCTTGTTCTCGATACCCTTCTTGGTTGATGCCAACTTAGCTTGTGTGTACTGTGAACGGGACTTGTTAGAACCATCAGTTAATACAGAGAACAACGGTCCACGAGACTTAGCAATGGCAGTTGAGAAAGGCATCATAACCTCTTCCGCTTGAGCCATTGTAGGTGCAGTTGTGATTTGTTGTGTTGTCTTTGTATCAGTTAAGAGACCATATGCTTGAATGGTTGTCTCGTAAAGTGATTTTGAGTTACCACGAGCGATAATCAAATATTGTTTATTACGAAGACGTCGCTTCTTGCGAACTGTAATACGACGCCCAGTATCTGGGTCAATCGTGTCTTCTTCCGAATAGTAGTACCATGACAATAAATCCTCAGCCCACATCTTAAATGTTGGAAGGAGTGTCAAGTCTGTACCATCGGTTAGAGTTAGTTCAGCTTCACAGAAACGAACATAACCATCAATAGCATTGGGGTCGTAGAAATAGTCAGGATTAGCGATATCATCATCAATCCTGTTCATTTGGAGTGAGATGTTTTCGCATACTCTAGTCTCGCCTCTTAGAACTGAGTCGCGAAACTCGCCATAATATTTCGGGACCATAGTATTAGATAACATAAGTTACTCCGTTAGTTATTGTTTTTGTTTTTGTCTTTCTTACCATTATTGTTGAACTGCTTACTAAAATCAGTATAGAATTTAGTAGCGTTCTTGACCATCTTGTTCGTAGACTTAAGACTTTCAAATGCGTCCTTGTCTTGTTTGTAACGTTTGATATCAGCAGGTCTACCAGTGAATGAGTTAGTTTTGCTGTCATACTCAACATTGTAGTCTTTCTGATGGACACCGTTACGATATACAAGATTTTCAATACCGTAATTGGCGGCAACTTCAAGCCCAACAACAGCCGCAGTAGTAAGAATCTTCTTACGGCGTTCTCGTTTAGCTTGTTCTGCTTTCTCACGTTCACGTTGTGGACCGTAAACTAAGGACTCAAATTCACGTTCAGCCTTGATACGTTTATTACGTTGTTCGATAGCTCTCGTACTCATACGGTCACGATGCTCATACTCGTAAATAAACTGGTCTTCACGAAGTCGGTCATTGACCTTCTTGATGTTACGTTTACGACGAGGGTCTTGGTGTTGTTGTGCAGCGACTTGGTCGCGAGGGTCTTTCTTACGGAACTTACGTAGAATACCACCTGTTTTAGGATTACGCATTGCTCCGGAAGAACCACTAAAGCGACCTTTACGTCTACCCCATTTCATCCCTATGACACCCCAATGTAGGAGGTCATCCTGAGATTGTTGTTGAGTTGAAATGAGGATTTCGTTGATAGAGTTAGGACTCGCCATTCTCCACCTCCATTCTAATCCTCCATAACAAATGCTCAAGCGATTTTTCTAAGATTGTTTGTTGTTGTGATGGCGGTGGGTCAAACATCAACATAATGTATTGGACGACATACTGTTTGCCAGTTTCCAATAGATTTTCATTGTCAACATCTTCCCATTCCATTTTGACGTCCTTATCCCAATCACCATTCCACTCAGGCTGTTCCATAACCAAGCCATTTTGTTTGAGTATAAGGAACGCTGTAGAGATTAGTGACTCTAGAGAGAAGACGTACTGTCCATCCACAACCAAATCTTTTGTCAACGATGGGGCTCGTTCGACAACGTCTTGTAAAATTGATGACATTTAAGTTACCCCATAGATTAGTATCGCCTGGTGTTCTTTCGACATACTCTTCCTTCTTCGGTTTACCGTAGTGAATGAGATTGTGTGTCGCAATAGAACAACAGATTAGGTTGTCTTTATCGAAGAGTTTCTCGACATTCCAATTCTCGATATCCTCTGCGTATAAAGGGTTAATATGGTGAACGATAATAGGTCCCATGATTGGTAATCCGGGGATACCAAGGTCGCAACCTAAATCTCGTTCGATGACTTCGTCTCGCACGCGCAACCATTCACGTGACTTGTAGAAACGATTGGACATATGTCTAGGAGAAGTGGCGTTACCGTCTAGCAACATCAGGTATTCCAGTCTAGCATTCCAGTCTTCCTTGTTGAGGGCTAGTTCCGCTGACCTAACCTTCCACGAATTCTCCATCAATCCAATCATATCCTTCTTCATCACCATGTGAAGGTAAATATCCAGCGAAAGCACGCATTGCCTCCGCATACGCCTCGTTAGACTTACGTTCAGAGTTGATAGCTTCGGTTTTAGCCTGTAGCATCTCGTTTTGTAGTCTTAAGTTTTCTTCTTTCAATTGATTAGTAGGAGAGGCACGTTGCAACCAAAAAACAATTTCGGCTGAACTAGCTTCACCATTACGGAGACGCTCTTCGGATACTTGCATTGCGAGTGCTTGCATCTTCTTGTCATACTGTTCAGGGGTCCGTCCCTGGAATTTTGGTTGTAGTGTTTCATCCATACTCTAGCTCCTATTCAGCGTCAGCTTCCTTAGCAGCAAGATAGACTTGTTCTACAGAGAATTCTGAGTTAGCAACATAGCCACCTTGTAGGAGTTCGATGAATTTTCCATCAGCAGTTTCACGACCTTTGAACTGTGTTCCCTCAGGAAGTACGTCCTCACTTGTCGTATCATCTACTGGTGCTTTACGTACAATTACACCTGCAGGTGCAATCACTTTGTAGTGATTATACATGGGTTTCTCCTTACTTTTAGTATAGTTTTTGAGACATACCTATCTCAACCACACACACTAGCCGAACCAACGACATTTGTATAACCAGCATAACCCAAAATTCATAAGAAGGAAAAAGGTACTTCGAAGAAAGGATGAAACCCGAAGTGTAATTTAACACAGTATTGCTTACATAAAGTGTTCTTGACCTATAACATTTGGCTAGTGTGCATGACTGAAATAGGTATAGACCTAAAATCAGTTTTCAAATTTTTGCAACGGGGAAATTTTCGAG